AAGATAGTACCCAACCATAATCCAATAATAAAGTAAAACAAGATGTTTGGCAAAGAAGCGGTCAACCCAATACTTGTTACCTTCTCTAAGCTCCATTTCTTCCAAGTGTTCCGTTTCATTGAGTGCCTGATAAAAGTGTTCTTTCATTAAGTATATGTGATCCTCACCACGAAGTCCTAAAGATTCACGAAAATGTAACACACTAATAAATGAGAAGTAGGGTGCTCTTGCAATAACTTCTAATACCCAGAATCTTTGAAAGTCTCTACCCCTATAAAGAAAATCTAAGATGTAGATAGTTACATCTAAGACCATTGTATTAAATTTTTTCATACCCATGCATAATTAATAGAAGTAAAAACTGATATACAGATTATCCCAAAGATAACGCAGGTTGATTTGATTGGTAAGTCTTTCATAATGCCTCTTTTTCTCTATAAGTATTTATACTTACAAGATTGCTTTCATAATAAAATCCTTAGATAAGTATGGGTCTCCAAACATATCTAATTGTATTCGGTCTGCATCTACCTCAACATCATCTTTATTCTTACGACAATGTAACCAATAATATGTGCGATCTTCTCTCTTGTAAAAGTAACTGGTGTTATGTGAGTCAAGACAAAAGCAAGCAAGCATATGAGGATATGTAATCTTACGATTAGGATCTGGTTTAGTTGACTTACCCATGCTTGCATACATGGGTTCCTTACCACTACCATGAGCGGGAGGTATGTCTCTTAGTTCATGCCAATTATAACCGTTCATCTAAGACTTCATTAATAAGATCTTTTAGTTCTGCCTTCAATGCATCAGATATAAGATTCATTTTATTCACCTTCAAAGGTGGTATAGCATCACGTTGTTCTTGAATACTTTTACCACTCTTTCCAGATCCAAAGGACATTCCTTGTGTGTCAACTTTCATTAGTCACGTTGTCTCCAGTCATCTGACCTTTCTTGATGAAACCAGTCTACCACATCCTCTGGACATCCGAAACCCCTACGGTGATTACTTGAATCGGGGTCTCCAATATTCAAGTGATTAAGAAAAGACTCGTCTGGATTTGTACTCATCCGACGAGCCTTGTTTAGCATACCTCTTGCTGTGGTATTTGCTTTTGATAGTTTTTGCGCCCATATCATATCATTCATACTCACTTCTGTTCCTGAAGCAATATCTTTACAGATTGCTTCTAACCGTAAACGGTATTGTGTTGATAGCATAAAAATTTTGTAGTTACTCTTATTTAATCACAAATTTTTTATCACTTCCAGTAATGTCATGTTACCATGATAATATCCTATTATATCAATGATAAGTATACCTAATAGCATGATTCCTAATGATATCAACTGTGGATATGACTTTTCTTCCTTAACATGAGGTGGAAGTATTTCTTTAAATCTATGCATTAGTAGAGTTCTTCTTCTGCACCTAATTGTATTGTAAGATCAGATGTAGGATAAGCAACACAGGTTAAAACAAAACCTGCTTCAAGTTGTTCATCATCTAAGAATGATTGATCTTCTTGATTTACAGATCCTTCTGTAATCTTTGCTGCACAGGTAGAACAAGCACCTGCCTTACAAGAAAAAGGAGCATCAATACCCTCTTCCTCCATTTTATCAAGGATATATTCATCCTCTTCACATTCAAACGTGGTGCTATTTCCTTCTGTATCAATAGCAGTGACATTGTATGCCATAATCATTTCTCCTTTTTAATATATTCTAAAGAAAAAGGATGCTCGTGTAGATACGGAACATCCTCTCTTGCGTGTTTTACAGCTTCAAATGCATCATTTGCATATTCACCGATTTCGTAATGTCTATTTGATTGGTCGTGCCAACCTAGCATGTAATGGGACATGATTCTTTTCAACTCCAGTACAATAATATTTATTATAACAGGTAAGTATTTTTACGCAAGAATGTGTCCGTTTACACACTAATGATTAACAATCTTTATTTAAGTCTTCTGCCATAGAACCACCAATCTCTGCACCTTGATTACCTGAGAACATAGTTACCCAACCAGCAGCAACCCAACCAATAAAGGGAATATTAGACAAAGCAGGAGCAGCACTAGCACCAACACTGGAACCGACGAGTCTTCCTGTTCCTTCTGCACCTCCGATTGCTTTGATGCAAGCTTCGGATTTTCCGTTTGTTGTACCTTTTGTTGAGGTAATTGGTTTTGTGTGAACTGCACCGTCCATCGTGTACTGTTCAGAGATCTTAGTTTTGTTGTTAGCCAATCCCAGAAACCCACCTTTGGTATTGATATCCCGTTCCACATGCATAACCTTTGGATCGTTTGCACGATAACTTATCTTATATCCATCTCTTCCGACTTCTGCATTGTATGATGTATAAGGTCCTACTGGTACATTAATACTTGGTAGTTTACTCTCACGATTCATAAGAGATCCAATCATACCTAGATGTGAAAGTCCGATGACTCCACCCAATCCAAGTATGAATAACTTAGACCATTTCACCTCTTTCTTTTCCATTATGCCTTCTTATTAGGAGTAGGAGTAGGAGCAAGTACCATAGGTGCCTGTTCAATTCTGATTGTCTGAGCAGGTGCAGTATTTGCTGCCTTCTCAATTAGTTTTTCCATATCTGCCTTAGATATTGGAGCAGGTGCTTTTGCACCACCACCATTAGCATTCTTATTCTTTGCTGTCTGGATTCCGAAGCTAGCTAGGACCCCTGTGAAGACCGAAGCTATGAAAGTTGGATCTATATTCTTTTGTGGAAAGTTTGGAATTGAAACATAATTCAAAGTTAAAATTCCTCCACTCCAAATCAAAATACCTAAGCGCACAAAAGTGGAGAAGATTTCCATCTGCTCCTCTTTGTCTTCTGCAAATTCTTTTAGTTTACCGAGTGGACCTATTTTTTTAGGTTCTTCCTTTTTTATTTCTTCAGCCATGACATAAAATTAGACGACTATTTATATATAGCAAATTTAACTTTATGTTAACTATCTTGAATTAAAAACCTAATGGTATAGGTGACATAGGTGCTGCTTGTTCTGTTCCTTCAGGTGCTGCCATACTAGGTAATCCTAGATCACCAAGTGCTCCTCCAGCATCTCCTCCACCAATGATTCCACCGAGACCACCTGGCATCACTGACTCCATTACTTTGCTTTTGACGTTTTCGATAATCGCATCCTTGCGAATGAATACGTAACCACCAAGACCAACAACGGTGAGAGATACAACACCACTTGCAATAGCGATTCCATTTACAATTTTCTGTAACATGATTTTAATTAATACAAATTATATATCATACTCGCTTCCTTCTCCGATATATGCCATTGAGATGATATCCTCATCTAAATTTTTATTGTTTGCCATGATCCATTCATCAAATTCTTGACGTATTGAATCACCATTCACAACCTCTTCAAAATCACCACGAGAACAAAGTTCACACATTCGATCAATTGACCAATAGTATGTTTCATTTACTGTCTGTTTCAAAGTTGCCATAATCTTTACGCATATAACGTCCGAGTATGTTGCTATTATAGTACATTGGTGTCCCGTCGTCAAGTGCTTCCATTAACACATTGTGAAGAAACAACTGTTTTGTCTCTTCATAGTTAACTTTTCCAAGGGTTTCATGAAGACTTAAGATTTCTCTTCGGAAAGAATCCTTGCCATCTCTTCTAATATCCTGCTTAAGATCCTCAGAGCTTCCGTAGTACTTCTTCCAGTCTGACTCACTTGTAACTCTTCTCTTTGCTCCTCTGGGTTTTCTCTTCTGCACGAAGTACTTTCTTCCAATGTACGACTTGCCGCTGGTGGTATTTGTGATGAATACTCATCTGTATTCAATACTATTTTTGAAAAAAAATGGTCTGGTAATTTTGAATTATGGCATCAAGTGTATAAAAATAATGAGTATCAAGAATGGCATGATCATATGCCAGCTACATTGTCCGCTATACATTTTTTAAATTTTAAAGAAGAACATAAAGCACCCATATTTGAAGATCCTCTTAAAAGTTTAAAATCAATTATAAAGTGCACTGCATTGAATAAAGATTTATCATCTTCCTTCAGATATACACCAGAGGTAGAAGAAGGTGATATAATAATATTCCCATCTTATTTGCAACACACTGTTCCTGCAGGTAAATATGATTCTCATAGAGTAACTATTTCTCTTAATCTTAACGTTGAATTAACTTGACTACATAGAATTGTGATGTTATAATTGCAATGAGTAAAGAAATTGATTATGAAAACCCTTGGATTTATGAAGGTGCTCCTTTTACCTCTGATGATATCGGGAACTATTATGGGTTCGTCTATCGCATCACAAATAC